ATCTGCGGCCCAGCACCACCGTCAACAAGGCTCGTCGCCTAACCTCCGAAGAGGCGGCGATCCTTCAGGGCTTCCCTTCTGGCTATGTGTTCACGGGGTCGAAAACCTCGCAGTTTCGTCAGATCGGCAACGCTGTCAACCCGCCCGTGGCGGCGGCTGTACTTCGGAGGTTGGGCTGGTGAGCGAAGAAACCAACTCCGGCTGGAACGGTCCAGCGCCGATAGACGAACGCGATGAGCGATGGAAAGTCAAAGCCGAGTGCCTAGGCGAAGGTTCGGAGCGCGCCCAGCGCATCGCCAAGAGCGCTGGCTACCCGACCGTGCTCGCCGCCATGTTCCCTGAACGCGGCCAACTCATCGCCCCGGCAGTCACGATCTGCGTTGCCTGCCCGGTGGCTAAAGAGTGCCTCGAGTACGCCCTGGAGAACCCTTCAGAGCGGGGTGTGTGGGGCGGCTCGTCCTTCCGGCAGCGATCCGCCATCAGGCAGTCAGACGACCCTCAGGCATCGATTGAGATGCACGTCACCGAACTTCGGATCGGGGCTTCGACAAGAGGTTCAGCCGAGTGCGGAACCCCCGGCGGCTACCGCCGGCATCGACGCGAGGGCGACATCCCTTGCCAGGAATGTCGGAATGCCGAGGCGGCGATCACCAGAGAGTACGCTCGAAGGCGCGCCCAGCAGCGCCGCAAAGCTAGAAAGGAGGGGAAGCAATGACTGAGTACAGCCACCGGGATCTAACCCGAACGGTGCGAACGAAGATTGAGCCGTGCTGCGATGACGACGAAGTCACCGAGCACGGGTGCGGATATGACGGCACTGACTGCTGGGTTTGGACTGGCGCCATTGATCGGGACGGCTACTCTGTAATCAAGATGAAAGGCAAGACGACACCGGCCCATCGGTACGTTTACAAGAAGCTGGTGGGCGAGATCCCGCCGGAATTTGAAATCGACCATCTCTGCAAAGGTCATCGCAACTGCGTGAACCCGGCGCACATGGAGGCAGTGTCGAAAACCGAGAATAGTTTGCGGGCGAATCATCGTCGGCATCACGAAGGGTACAGGAGGAGCCAATGAGCGCCGATAACACGATTCGTACCGCGTGGTCTGATGCCGACCGCCGGCGGTACGCCGAAGGTGATCGGCTTCGGGCTTCCACCGTCCCATCGCGACGCAGTCCCGGCCCCTCGGCCGACGAGTGGTGCGATGACGACGACGAGGACGGCACGTCGAAGGGACCAAGCTCAAACTCGACCCCACCATCCTCTTGGCGAGGTGATGTATGAAGTGGGCGACGTTTCGGTGTCCAAAGTGTGGGTGGAGCACCAAGCAGTTGGCTGGCGCCCAGGTCAGTCATTCTTGCGGCAAGGGCCGACGACCCGTGGCCCTCAAAAAGGAGTCGAGCTAAATGACAACTGACGAAACCGAGAAAATTCTCAAGGTAGGCCGAGCGAAGCACGCCGCCTACCTTGAGAAGTGGTTCGACTGGGAAGGGCAGACCGTTCCAGCCGAAGAACGGCGTCGTCAGATAAGCCGGGTCTTCGGCCCTGCCAGCTCCCTGACCGACCCAGACTGATACCCGCCGCACGAACGGCACTGAAAGACGGGGTACTCCGTACCGGCAGCGGTACGTCGAGTACCCCGTCTAATCATTCCAGCGTCAGGTTCAGTGCATGTCAGCCGCTTACAGCCTGGCCGACATTCGTCGTTATGCATGGTTGGCAGCTTCACCCAAGGCTCAAGACGTTCAAGCAGCTTTGTCGTGACTTCAATGTCGGCCTTGTTGTACCGGCGCATCTTTGCCCACGCCTTCTCGTCGCCTTCCATGCAACCCAACCACAACTCAATCCCGCCGGGGTCCATCTTCTGATCCTCGAGGTCAAGGAGCTCACCGAGGTCGCCGAGCCTGTTTGATAGGAACCGAAACTTTCGTTTGGCTAGCTTCATCAGGTCGATCTCTTGGAACGGCGAGGGCGGTTCGTAGCCGTCGGCGAACAGGTCGGCGAGCACCAGCGGGTTGTCGAACCGATCACTGTTGAAGCCGACGACAGCGTCAGCGGCGTCGAGCCGCTGCCAGAGAACGTCAAGCATCTCGTCGCGACCATTGTGGTACTCGGAGTAAAACTCAACCTTCTTCTGCCCGTACCATCGACCGGCCCAAGAGACTGTTCGTGGCTCGCTCAGAATGTTTGACATCGGCATGTAGCCGCCATGCTGTTTGCGGTCCCAAAAGATGCATGTCCCTGGGAGTCGCTCAATGTCGTAAATGAAAACCCTGGGGCTCATTTCTCGCCGACCTTTCCGGTCTAGGTGTCTGGGTCTTCCTGACCCTCGTCGCGCTCGCTTGAGAGGTAAACGCCGAGCACGATCATTCCCGCAGCCAACGCTCCCCCGGCGAGCATCACGTTATGTGTGTCGCCGTTTCCTGATTCCGCAATACCCGCCGACCCAGCAAGTAGGCCGGCGGCGACAATCAGGAGTGGGGCTGTCAGCTTTTGTTTCACGCCACCGGCATGTTCACGATGTCACCGGGGGCGAACACCCGGTCAGCGCCACCGTTCCAGAGCTCAAAGGTTTCAAACATCTGCTTGCTGGGGTAGTCGTTGCTTCCGACGAGCCGCCGGATGATCGCCGCTGCACCTTCGCCAGCTTTGACTTCAGTGCGGGTGCCTTTCACGTCGGGGGTGTCAACGAATACTGGCTTGCCTGGTGTTGAGTAAGAGTTGAACGCCGCAGCATCTAGCTTCGTGTGCTTCGATCCCGACCCGTACGCTGCCGTCGCCACCGACCACGGCGAGTCGCCCTTGACGATGTACCAGGCGACCGGGTTCACGTTCTCGACGCCCTCAATCGGCTTCGGCTTCTCCGGCTCCGGCTTCGGCTTCTCCGGCTCCGGTTCCGGCTTCGCGCCGCCACCGTCAAGTTCCATCATCTTCTGGAAAATGTCGCCACGGAATTTGTCCATATTCCAGACGCGAGTATTGCCAGCTTTCAGGCCGGTGCCGTCCTCCCATTTAGACGGTCCAGCAGGGTCGGCTTTCCGCCCAGGGGCCGTTTCAAAATGCCCTAAACAGTCCCCGGCGGTGAGCCCCAGTTTCTTGCAAAGAACGGCACACAGCTTGACGTACGCGTCCTGCTGGGCCTGCGGCCACGGCTCACCTACGCCGTCATTAGCAGCCTCGATCGACAGCACGAATTCGTTCTGTTTATTCTCGGGAACCTTGACGCCATTTGAGTTAATTAGCGCCTTCCCTTTTCCCTGGGTATTACTGGCCCCACCGCACCCCACGGTCACATGGCCGTCACGGGCGAGATAGAGGCTTCCGATTGGCTTCGCGTCAGCGTTGTACCACATATACCTTTTGTCGTTTTCCGGCGAAGTCTTACCGGCAGTGTGGTGAATGCCGATATGGGTTGGGCCAGCGGTGTACCCACCTGAGCCACGGCTGCGAGTCTGCCAGCCAGGCTCCTCAGTCACGTTTGCTGGGCCGACCGCCTCACGGCACCAGTCAGCAAGAGAAAGCAACCAGATAGCGCCCAATTAGATCACCACCAATTCGCGACCGTGAACCTGACGAAGCGCAGCAATGGCGCTCTCGCGGTCCTTCACACTGGCAAAGAGTTCCGCCAGTCGCTCAAGGTCGGCCGGGTCGATATCGGAAATAAGCCGATCCCCAGCATTGAAATCTTCGCCGCCGTCACCGAAATCTATTTCGTGACGCCGCTTGAACAGCTTTTTAACTCGGGTAAACATGCCTGCATTCTACCACCGCACCCCGTTGCGGTGGTCCGATCTAGGCTGCGTAACCCATCTCGGCTGGCGTCGGGATTGTCCCGATATACCTACACCAATAGCCGCCCCGCTTATCCCACGGACCAAGCCCGCCACAGTAACGATAGAAAGCCCCAGCGATAGCGACGCCGGCCTCGGGATCGGCAAGCACCATCTCCCTAGTCCAGCCTGCACGGTTCCAAGCGGCGTTCAGGGAGCCAATGAAGTTCACCTGAAGCACCCCAATTGAGTAGTCGCCGGTGCGAGGGTTATCGTTGAGTAGGTGGGCGCATCGAGTCTCCCGATAAGCGATGGGCCGCATCTGCCACCACGGCAGGCCGTACTTCTCAAAGGTTGAGCGCCAAGAGTCGCAGTCATAGTTGACCAACTTGGTTGATGGCGGCACCGTCGTGGTCGGCGGGTCGACCCGTACGGCGCGCTGTAGTAAGTCTGAATTGACAGGATCGTCCCAGACGACCGGCATTGAGTAACCTGGGCGAAACGCAAATGACGCAGCCGCCGTCAACGCCGAAGCAATAACGAACGCGATAACGCATCTAACCCACAATCGGTTAAGCATGACTGCCCCCTTCAGCTCTTGCCGTCAAGCACCCGCTGAAGGGCTTCTTGCTCGAGCTGCTCTCGGCCGCGCCAGTATTCAGCCGAATCCATCTGCTGCTCAGTGATCGTGCGAACAGGGAGACCAAAGTAGCGAGCCACCCGCTCCGCATGTCGGTCGTCTTCGGTGTTGGTCAAACGTGAAAGCTGCCCACCAAGCGGGTTCATTGAATCGACAAGGTTGACTGTTCGATCCTGAATGAACAGCCCGTCGTCGCCGTGCGCCCAAGTGCCCGTAGCCGCGGCAGCAAGGAGGGCCGGTGCCATCGTGAGGATGTCCGGCCCAAACTCAAACTTGGTCACGTCGTCATCACCGTACGTCTGGCCGGTGAAAGCGTTCTGCCTGAAGGCGTACTCGAGCGGAGCGGAGAGAATCGGGTTGAGATGCGACGCCATACCCAACGGGTTGCTGGTGATGTTCGATAGGCGCTCAACGTCTTCCGAAAGCTTTGTGTGCGGCAGGTCGGGCTCAAGCCAGTTGAATGGTCCGAGGTCCATCGGTATCCCCATGCCAGCAGCGATGTAGTCGGGCACCTCGCCCTGTTCGCCGGGAATGGCCGACCAGTCAGCGAAGTTTTCGGCAAGATGCGAGTACATGGAGTAGGCGCGTGGACGTGCCCACATCTGCATCATCTGCAAAGGAATGTTGCGGCTGTAGAAGCTCCAGAACGGGGCGTACCGCTTCGCCGTGTCATCGAAGCGGCTTGTTTCGGAATAATCAAAGTGCAGTCGGGTGATGCGGGCCGTCGCCTGGAGCCGAGTGCCGCCGCGACTCATCGTGTCCAAAGCGACGCCCGTGCGGATCGAGCCCTCAACAAAGCTACCCGCCCGCTGGGAAAGCCTAGTGGCCGGGTTCTCCATGATCGCCCCAAAGAACCTGCTCATCCCCGACGCCTCGGCGTAGCCCTTCTCAGCGAAGCGACCGCCAGCCCCAGATGCCATAGCAGCGATCAGGGCATCCCGCTCCTGAATCCTGCCTGATTGCGCCAAGTCCTCCAAGTACCGGAGCCCGCCGGCCACGTCGTCGCCGTTCTTTGTCGCCCCAGCAAACTCTGCCCACAGCTTCGTGCCTTTCGCTGTCGTCGCCATCGGCACGCCGTCGGCGACGTTCATGAACGCCGCCGACATCCAGTTGCGAAGGTGGAAGCCTGGAGTCAGGAGCGCATACGTCTTAAAGAAGTTGGTGAGGTAGTTTGCGCCCCGCTTCAATGCTCCAGGGTTGTCGAACGTGTCAAGCGTGTTCTCCCACAGTTCCTGTATCTGTGGGTGGAAGATGACTCCGCTCTCTTCCTTGTTACGCAACGCTTTTTTCAGTTCTGGCAAGTCATTCCCAACCTGCTGCTTACTAAACAGCAAGCCGAGGTCATCGACCGACATATTGTCAATCAATGCTTCTTCGAACGAGAGCACGCGACCCTCGTACTCTGTTTTTTCAAGGTACTCAACGAAAGTGTCGTAAGCGTCCCGGCTCTCGTCGTCAACGAGCGACGCGCCGCGTCCTGTCACCGCAGCCTCGATCCTGGCGAAACGCTTGCCAATGTCCTCGGCGACAGACTGAACGTACTGATCAAGCAGGGCTACAGCATCTGTTTCAAGGATGTCGTAGTCCAAGCCAAGCCCGCCGTCAGCCCTGCTGCGTCGACCAGCGGCGTTGATGTCAGTAATTGTTCCTTTGCCGAAGTCGACGTCCCCAATGCCAGGGACATCTATAACCCCACCCCTGATACGTCGCCCGCGCATCCGGCCAGAACCGCCAGCAAGGTCTTTCATGACACCTTCGCCGACCATAGCGTTCATCCATTGCTCGGCTTCGCTCCTCTTGCCCATGTCCCGAATGAACTTCTGTGTCAACTCGTGCGGAACGTAATTCAGGGGGGAATTAAGCCTCGGCAGGACGACCCCGAAACTCTTCGCAATTTTCATTGCCAGCTCGGTGACTTCAGTGAACGGGTTGCTCACATTTTCGGAATTCTCGATTTCGGTCAAGTACTTTGCGCCGCCGCCGCTCTCCTTCTGACCCTGCTTGATTGCGTTCCTGTTCTTGTTGACCGCTCGCTGCAACAGGTTGAGGCTGACCCCGGCAATCGGGCGCACACTGGATCCATACTGTCTGAGCTGCTCAACGCCCCTCAAAAACTCTTCATTCCCGAGCAGCTCAGAGCGGCGAAGGATCTCGGTGGCTCCCTCAGTCACCGCTGGGCCTTGGGTTCGGCTAACTCTTTCAGCGACGCTCATCTTCTGACCGTTGGCGACATTACGAGGTAATCCGAGTCGGCCGAGCATTCCACCCTCGCCTGACGCAGCCGCTAGCCGGGACTTACCCAAACCTTGCGAGATCGCCCCCATAGCCTGCGAGGTGCCAGGAAGCGGCCCTGTGACTTTCCCCGTGAAGGGAACGCCGAACCGAACACCTTGGCGACCATTGATCCCGAGCAGGTCGTCGGCCAGATCTGCTATCCCGGCGTTGCCACCTCGAGCCCCCAGCCCACGGGTAGCCCTCCGGCGTAGCTCGTCCAGAATGGGGGCGCCGGCGACGGCACCCAGATTCTCCTCAACAACCGCAGCAGCCTGCGTCACCCGTTCGTTCCGTGTACGCCGACCAGCAAGGGAAGCTCGCGTCCCCTGTCCGCCGAGGTTGATCCGAGGAGGCTCAGACTCAAGGCGCGAAGCAATAGTGGAGTCACGATGGGATTTAAACTCGCCCAACGCATCCGCAACAGCCTTATCCTTAGCTGGCCCCCCAGGTAAGCCCTTGAACGAGTCAGCTATGTAGCTGTCTGTTGCGCCAACTTTGGCGGCAGCATTGTCCGCATACTTGGCGAGCGCGCCGCCGGCTCTGGCGGCGTCCAAGCCTTTGTCCACCACACCGACGCCATAAACGTAGGTGAGGGGGTCAAGGCCGACATCCAAGGCGAAACCGAGCGCCCTGTCGCCCCAAATGTTTCCCGTCCCGCCAAGGTCGGCAACGAGATCCCCGCCGCCGATGTTGCTTTCTGCGTTCTCTCTGTGGAGAAAGAAGAAGGGGTTGATTTGTTCCCACCATTCTTGACCGGAAAACCCCTCACCCTGAAGCAGGTCGATACCCTCTTTCAGTGTGGAGACAACGGTCCGATGCGGGACTCCGATCAAGTCAAGCGGCTCGAGGATGTTCTTTACGACCGGGTTGTTTATGGCGAACCCAACACCTTTCTGCCACCACGAACGGTTATCTTCCTGCTTCGGACCCTTGCCGCCGAACGCGCTTGAAGGCATTGGGGCTAGGGTGCGGTCGAAGTTTGGTATGACCTGTGGAGCTAGAGGCGAGGGTGGGGTTGGGACGCGACTCAGCGCCCGTTGCAGGTCATCTTCCCGATGCCGCCCAGGCAGGCCCCTGACAACAATGCTCATCCAAGTCCAGGCACTATACGCATGGAGCGCTCTCGCGCTTCCGTGTTGAACGGTGTGATCCCCCGGCCCGTCACGTCGCGATCAACGTACTGCTGGGCATTCTTGAGATCGTACTGACGTATTCTGTTATCGATCCGCTCTAACCATGCTTGACGGGCAGCCCGGTCTCGTTGCTCCTCGAGCTCTTTCGGAACATGGAACACGCCGCGAACCTGCGGAGCCATCATCCCTTGCGTGGTATTTGTCCAGCCGGGGTCGCCGGGTTTGGGGGCGGTTCTCTTGAAGTCCCTCATTGAGAAGCCCTGATCCGAATCGGGGTCACCGAAAATCCCAGAATACATATTCTCCCACTGCTTTTTGGAGAGTCCGGTTTCTGGGGTCCAGACCCCACCCGCCCTCACGGCTCTGTTCAGTGCTTCCTGCTGTTGCTCTGGGGTTACGTTCTTGAGTTGATCTGCGGTTGTCTCCTCCTCCTTGCCCGTAACAAAATCCCACAAACCACTGCGGAGGCGCCCCCCTAGATCGTTGTAGGTTTTGAAAGAATCCCGCAAACCGCCGACAAGGGGGGAATCCCGCAACCATCCGACAAGGTCGCCGACCACCGGGGTTTGACTGCGGAGGCGCTCCCCCAGATCGTTGTAGGTTTTGAAAGAATCCTGCAAACCGCCGACAAGATCACCGACAAGGTTGCCGCCCTCAGAGTCCGGGCTTACCGGATTGATGATGTCTTGATAGGTGCGATTCAATTTGAACTGATCAGCAATCCGCCGATCAAGCTCCGCCAGGTTAGCGTTCGCCCCTGGAGCCCCACTCCGATACCCCCCGGCTTTCGCCATCGCCTGAGCGTCCTCGGCTTCCCGGCCCGGTTCGAAGAAGTCGTACGGGGAGTAGGTGTCCTCGGGGGAGGCCAGGAAGCCCGCCTCGCGAGCCCGCTCCACCATCGGATGTTCCTTTGTCTCCGCCGTGAACCACTGACCCGGCTGGAGCTCAACGAGCTGACCGGCTGCTTTCTTTAATTCTTCATCCAGCTTAAAATCGTTGAAAGTCTTGACAAGCCCAGCAATGTCGGAAAGCTCTTGTTCATCGAAATCATCAGCTTCCTTGTCTTCGTTGTCTTCCGCTATCCCATCAATAACTGAACCGACGCTGTATTTACCTTTCAGCAGTTGCTGGGCGACGCTCTGCTGATACCAGTCCCCTGAATTCATCAACATCTGAATGTAGGGAGTGGTCGACTCGACGTACGGCTCGTACGTTGTTATCGGGGCTAAAGCGGCCGGATTGGCTAGGCCGTTCTGGATAATGAAATCCCAATCCGTTGAGGTGTCGGCCAGCCTCTTCAGGTCCGACAGTTCGCCACCAAAATCATCAACGACGCCGGGGAAGTTGACCGGCAGGCCATATCCACCGCCGTAAACGGTTTCCAGGTATGACTTCTTCTGCGGGTCCATTATTCTCCACCTCCGAGAATCGCATTGATAGCTGCGGCGTCCATCTTCTGCCCGCCGGTAATCAGACTGAGCAGGGTGTTTACTACGCTTTGGGTGTAGGCGTTTGACTGCTCGGTGTTCGCCGAGGAGGCAGCGTAGTCGGCTTGCGCTTGCGCCACCTGCTGCTCGTAGATGCGGTCGGCCACGTCCTTGCCGTAGTTAAACTCGTTGATCCGGTGAGCCTCGCGGGCCTTCACTTCCGCCATCTCAATGCCTCGGCCAGCCATACGCCCCTCGGCCGCAAGCGACTCCATGAACCGACGTTCATCACCGGACAATGCTCGGGCCTCAGCCGCCTGTCGCTGACCATGGGCTCCGCTCAGGATTGAGCGAAGGTTGGCGAAAGCTGCGTCCCCGGCGGCAGCTCCCGAAGTATCGACGGCCCCACCAAAGCGACCCAAAGCCGATTCGGCAGGCTGGGGGATCGACCGACCAGTGCGGTACGGCGAAGACGACGAACGGTACGGATCCCCTTGGAGGGCATCCATCTCGGTGCGCGCCGCATTGTAGGCTGCTTGACCGGACTGGATGTCGCCGCTCAAACTTTCCGCCAGAGCCTGACGAGCTTTGGCGTATGCCGTCCCGTCAAACTTGTAGAATTCGGGCGCAGAATACTTCGGCACCTGCATGGCTGAGTAATCAGCCGGCTTCCGACCCAACAAGTTTTTTATCAGGTTCATGTCGAACTGCTTGGGACCGCTGTACCCGCTGTACCTGCTGTACCTGCGGCCACCCCCACTGGACCCAAGACTTCCCGGCATAAGATCCATCGGCCAAAAGTCCAACGTCGTGTAGCTTGCAGGCACCTTGGCTTTCTCGCCGGGGTCCGGGCCCTGCCGGGCACCGGGCGGGGCGCCTTGACCTGGCCCATTGGCTCCTTTTTCCCCAGGGTCGGTTTGGCGGGGGGTAGGGCTCCACCCGCTGGTTGCGGTTCTGCTTTTATCGCTCCAGTAACTCATCACAGTCCTCCAAACATCTGCTTGAGCATCTCAAGGTTTTGCGCCGTCCACGCAATTTCGTTAGCTTTCTCCGCCTCGAGATCCGAGAGGGCTTGAGCCCGCCAAGAATCACGGTTCATTTGATCAAGGTCGTACTGCCGCCCTTGTTCGGCAAAGTCTTCGGCACCACGCTGCTGTTGCCGTGCGTAGTCACCAACAAAGCGACGCATCCCACGGTTGTGAACGCCAGACGACATTCCCGGCCCAGCCGTGCCGCGAAGAGCGTGCGATGCTGACTGCTGCTCGTAGCCGCGTCGGAACGAACGGTTTTGGTCCGACCGCTGGCGGGAGTACCGCTGCTGGCCGAGGAACCGACCGTAAGCCTGGGAAGCTGACTCCCGAGAGTACCGGTCCTCAATATCTGATCGTTTGCGGGTGTAGCCGCCGTAGTCTGGTGCCTGATACATGCTCACCTACTCACAGCTTGATAATGAAGTTGATCCCAAGAACGGGATGGTAATTCTGATTGACGGTCGCATCGTCGCCCGTGCTGCCGGTGTTGTCGCTGCCGCTCTCGGCAGTGTTGAACGCCGCCTTGTCGGCTGTGCTCCCGGTGACTGCTGTTTCAAGTTGCTTCCCGGAGGTGCCGGTGAAGTTCGGCATGTTGAACGAGTGAGTGTGCGCTGAACCCTTTGATGTGACACCACGCTCGTATGTCAACCCACCACGAGTGGTCAAACCGTTGAGTTGTACCCAGCCTGGCGCGTTGACCCACCCAGCAACAGAACCGTCAGCGCCGTAGTTGTTCTCAATCGTGTCGTGTGCGTGAGCACCGTCTTTGCTGGTGTTGGCAGCGCCGTGGTTGTGGTTGATTGAGTGGGTGTGCTCTGGAACCTTGAGCGTCCCCTTTCCATGCTTGTGAGCCGGGACGCTGTGAGTGTGCTTGCCGATGGTGTGGAGGTGGGAGACAACCGCCCAATCGTTTCGGCCGGCCTCCTCGCCAAGGGCGACTACCCCATCGGAGCCAAGCGGCGACCGATCCCTGAGATCGGGAAGATTGAAGTTGTTGGAATCGTCGCTGCCAAACAGTGTTCCAATAACGGCAAAAAGAGCGACGTAAAGGGGGTCAGTCTTTGATACGGCTGCGCCCCGACACCAAGCCCAGCCACTGGGAACCACCTGACCGGCGAACATGCTGACAGTGCCTACAGGAGTTGCCGCCTCGACCTGGGCTACCGTGGCGAGGTGAGAGGGGTTGGAGCCAGCAACGCCAGCAACCGGCCCGGTGAAACCCTTGGCCCCATCGACCGTCGTCACGTCGGAGGCGATAAAGTTTTCGATAGTCTGGAAATTGAACTGCGGGTCGGCAGCATCGACGGGATCACCGTTTTCGATATCCCGAAGTCTATCCATTTGTGACATGGGATCTCCTTACGTCGTCAAGCGTCGAGCTGCGTACTTTAAGAAAATGGCGTCGACCAACCATCTTTCCAATATCGTATCATTCTCAGTAGAAGAGAACCGCAAACGGATCGATTCTGCTAGCCCCAGACTTGAGGGTGATCGCTCCAGTGACATGCCTGATTCGCCGGCTGTCCATGCGTCGCCAGCTCCCCAGTCCGTCCCGTCAGGGGCGGCGCTACCAAGCGCTCTCCAGTACAGTTCTCCGCCGGGATCAACCGCCAACATGAAGGATCTGCGGGCGTCTTCCCCCGAATAGTTCCAGTACACGTCAACGCGAATTTCAATTCTGGAATCCGCTTTTCGCAACAAGTACTTCGGACGCAGCCAGTGTTTCTTGGTCGTCGGTGAACCAGCGTCTATCCAGCCGGTGGAGTAGCTGGAAGTAAAACGCTCAGGAACCCCTGTCAGGTCGTCTTGGGAGTCGTCCCGCCCACCCACTTCGGCAATAAAGGACTCACCAGGAATTCCTGTCACAACCACCAAGGGGAACCCGTTCGGCACCCCCATGGATCCCCTGAATGAGCCTCTGGCGGGCTTCTGGGCCGTCCACGACCCGCCCTGACCTACTTCTGAGTTGTGAACAAATAGTGTGGCGTCGTTGGTGCCGCCTCCGGCCTCGTAATCCCACTCAATTGATACCTGGAGGTATCGATCAACAAAGTCAACGAATACATTGTCTTCGTTCTGGACCGAGTCAAGGGCGACCTCAATCGGCGCAGACAACAAATCAACGGAATCTGGGCTTAAGGCGAATACGCCGGAACGTGAAGCTGACCGGGAGAAGAAGATCACTGACGTTTCGGATTGCGTCACCGACGCCGGCGAAATTGTTGACAGAGATTGCGAAATTGATTGCAGCTCAAAGTTGTCAAGACCGTAGCCGTACAAAGCAAACACCGCATCGGTTTTAAAAATCAGCAGCCGGTCGTTGTGTGATACCAGTGCCGTGATTCGACCGCCGCCAAGGTCAATATCCCAGTAGTCGTCAGCCCGCCAGTCTCCCGGCTCGAGAGGATGTGACCAGCGAATCCTGTTCGGCTTATCAATGCCGTCTTCCATGATGTTCCCGACGAACAAGCGGCCGTTGTGCTCGCAGACTAAAGCTGCTGTCGGCATCTGACCGCCGACGGGGGCGGTTTCGTCTTCGTTGAAGCCGGACCCAGATGAGGCTGTCGGGTCTGAAAGCGTGAACAGGGAGCCGTCCTCCCACGCTACCGAGCTCACTCCCCGACCTAAGGCCATGTAGGTTCTATCCCCCCACGAAGCGAAATCTGCTTCGTGAGGTACTGCCACGCCGTCGGCCCCGGTGTCGCTGAATGAGCCAGCTCCATTGCCGACCCATACGTCCCCGGCGGACACAACGAACACCTCCGAGGTGCCGTCGGAAAGCGGGGTGACGTGATGGTTGCGAGGATTCCAGGTGTCGGGGTCGCCGATGTTCTCTTCGTTCCAGCGGGAAACACCGACTCGCTGCCGGAAGCCGCCGCGCCGATCAACGAAACAGTTCATCATTTGTGGCGACTCGTTTGGGGACAGGTAAAACTCACCAGCTCGAAGGTTCAGCCCACCAGAAAAGTCGGTTATCGGGAACTCGTTGGTGCGACCCATGTCAGATCCCCGTCGTATCAACGATAGCGCGAGCCCCTCCGCCGCCACCTCTACCGATAGGGGTGATGAAGCGCCGACCCATGATCATCGGCCGGGAACGGGGTGGCATCATGATCTGGTGCCGAGCCACCTCGGCGTCCTCGTACCAGCGACGCATCGACTTTTCGTCAAGCACCTCGTCTTCTTGCTGGGCGTAGGCCCGAGCAATCGCGAAGTGAGCCAACGGGAGGTGCAGTCGGGGGTCGCAATCCGGTTCAGCGGAGGTTCCCTGAGAGATCCAGTCGGCGGGCAGTCGGTAGCCTGAGAGCTTCCAGGTGGTGTCGGTGTCGTAGTTGACCGCCGGCCACAGGTGGGCGCGCCCCTCCCATATCGACCAGCGAATCGGCCGGGACTTCGCCGACGCATCTCCGCCAAACAGTTCTTCCGCCGTGACGTGATCCATCAACTCAACCGAGTAGTCGTCACCAAATCGCAGGGCCGTGATGCCTGGGATGTTTACGTCGCCGGGAAGAGCAAAGGAAGTCTCCCCCGCAGGGAGGGTGTTTTGCCAGTTCTTCTGAAAGAACGGCCACCGATTCTCCATTGACATCGTCCGGTTAAACGCCTCCTGAAGGTATGCGTCAACCGTCGAGTCTGGCAACTCACCAGATGTCGTCTGTGTTTGCGTACGAACGTACGCCCGAAGCTCACTCAAGTTCATCGTCGCGCACCTTCTTTGTCTGCTTCGGCTTCAGCATGCCCGCCGAACGAGCATGAGCGAAGCACAACCCGTGATCGTCGCTTTTCATCGGGTACGCCCGACAGTCACCCGCCTCGCACAGCGGCCTGTCGGGGTTATCCCTGCCTCGCCGGGGAGGCTTCTTGTAATCCCGCATCATCGAGCCTGTAGCGACGATCACGGCGTCGGGGTTGACAGCGGCAATACCCTTGCCGCCGCCGGTCCTGTCGTACATTGACGACACTAGGACGTGATCTGGATTCTCGGGGTTCCCCCCGTGCTGGTGGCCGTAGTAGTTGGGCATAGCGTCCCTCGCTCGCCGAAGAGGAGTAGATCCTGGGGGGCGGCGGCGAGTACCGCCCCCCAGGAACCAGAGTGATCCGAAAGGATCAGGCTTCGGTTACGCCCGTGAGCTTCCACAGACGACGGCGGTTACGGGTGACGAAGTTGCCGTAGGTCGTGATGAAGCTGACGCGGGCGTCAAGGCCGGTGGCCGAGGCGGCGCCGATGCCCGCCGAAGCGGTGCTGGCAACCGAACCAGCAAGGTTCTCGGTGAAGCCGGACTGCTTGAAGTTGCGGTCCTTGTGGATCTTCAGTCCGATGTACTTGCTGTTCAGCCCGTAGAACGTAGCCGAATCAGTGGCCTTCGTACCCTCGGTGCCACCGGAGCATTCGAAGTCCCACATCACCGGGATGTTCTTGAACAGAAGGTTCTGGAAGCCAAGGTTGGCCTTCTTCTGGTCGGTGTAACGCACCTGGGGCGTCAGGGTCGACTCGTAGAAGCCGAAACCGTACGCGTTGGTGAAGATGGCGTCGGTCCCGTCGGGGCCGGCGTCCGAAGCTGCGTGAACGAGGTCGCGCAGCTTCGCTTCTAGTCCAGCGGCGTCCACGCCAGCGCCGGTGTCCTCCTGAGCGGCCCACCAGGTTTCGACCGAAGAGTCGATGCCGCCGACGGTGCCTTCGGAATCGATCAGGACCGGAAGTCCGAGGAAGTCGTTGGCGGGGGTGCTGGAGGCGTAGGTGCCGAACGCCATGCCGTTGAGGCGGTTGCGGAGCGTCTGCTCTGCCTGCTCGATCTTGGCCTCGAGCAGGTTGATCATCTGCTCTTTGCCGCTGTTCTGAGCTTCCTCAAGACCGCTGATGGCGATGGTCGCATAGAGCTGCTTCCAATCGTACTGAGCGGCCGACACGGTGTTCTTGGGGGTCACGGTGACCTGGTCCCACTCGGCGTAGCTGTCCGAGTCGCCTTCGGCGTACAGGACGGGCTCCACGATGCTCACGCCACCGTCGCACTCCTTGACCCGTCCAGCACCCATCAGGTACTGAAGCAGCGGTCGCTGGTTGAAGATGTTGTCGGTGAGGGTTTCGTGGTAGTTGTGCATCGTGGTGGACAGGATGTTGTCCCACGTTGCCGGGGTATGTGAAGCGAGTGCCATTGTCGGCTCCTTCGTTTATGAAGGGGAGGTCATTCAACGCCAAGCTGCTGGAGCGTGGCCTCGATGGCCTCCCGAGGATTGCGGGGTCTAACGACCTGCTCCGAAACCACTGCGGGGCTCTGCGACCCTACGGTCGCTGCACCTTGTGCTGCTGCTGCTGCGGCCAATCGTGCCTGGTCGTCTGCTGCGCTCGCTGCTGCTGCTTCGGCGCGCACATCGGACTGCACTTGACCCTTCATGTATCGCTGCACAAGTAGTTCCCCTGCTAGAGCTTCAAACGGAAGTCGCTTCTGCTGGGCAGATGCGAGTACGTTTTGTAGCTCTTCGTCTGTGGCTTGGAGATCGGTCTGGAGTCCCGAAAGTGTCCGTGTCAGTTCTTGGTCAACGCGATCCCTGGCCTCGGCCGCTTCACGCGCTTGAAGCTTCTGCTCCAGCTCAAAGATCCGGCGATCCGCTTCTGATTCGAATTGCGGCTCCGGCTCGGGCTGGGCTTGGCTTAAGAACTCTTGGACGCTCTGTCCAGCCTCGGCGGCTAGCGCTGTGATCGTCGCTACGGGGTTAACTTTGAGTGCCTGCTCAATCCCGACAGCTCGCTCCGCCTCTTGACGGGCTTTCGCTGCTTCTTGGAACTTCTGAGTGGCGGCACGATTACTGTTGTACCCCTGTGTGAGCTCTTCGAACGACACCTCGACCTCTTGACCGTCAACGGTGATCTTGTGCATCTTCCCCTTTAAATCTTCAGGGTTGATGTACTCAACTTCCGCCGGCGGCTCGTCAGTGGCCTCGATGCTTTCGGGTTCTATTGTGGTCGCTTCAACGCCGCCGCCTTGTCCGTCATCAACGGGGGTGGGGATCTCTGCTTCTTGGGACGCCTCTGGGTTAGTCACGCCTAAAAGACTACACTGGAAATCTTGTTCGTGTGTCTATTGTCACATTGGTGGGACCGAAATCATGTCTGGCGGGATCGGACCCGAAGAGCCTTCGGTCATCGCTGCCAAAGCTGCTATCAGTTCTGGATCGATTGGCACCGGACCTGGGCCGAGCGCCGGGTCAGGCGGCGGCTGCACCATCCCCATCTCCTCTGGACCCATACCGACCGGCGGCATCGGCGG